GTATATAATTGTTATAACAAACTAATTAGAGGTTATTAATATGTCAGAAGTTAAATTCACAGATGATGAACTTAAATCAATCCAAGAACTTAGTAACAAGTCAAACGAGATTACCAATAGATTTGGTCAGTTGGCTATTGCTAAGATTAACTTGGAGAAACAATCTGAATCAGTTGAGAGTGAAGAGTTCAAACTTCATGAAGAGTTAGAAGCTCTTAGAAAAGAAGAACAAGAAACTCTTAATAAGATTACAGAGAAGTATGGACCTGGTCAACTAGATCCACAGACAGGAGTATTCACTCCTACTACTGAGGTACAACCTCAGGCAGCTGCTGAAGAAAAATAAAAATAACTTTCTTCATCTTTCCAAAATTAGGTAATATTTATATATGAATAATTATATTAAATCTTACCTAATTTTTGGAGACATTAGATGGCTGAGAAAATCATATCACCAGGTGTATTTACTAATGAAATAGACCAATCATTTTTACCCGCAACAGCTGGTCCGATTGGAGCTGCTATTGTAGGTCCAACAGTAAAAGGTCCTATCCTCGAACCAACAGTTGTTAGTTCCTATTCCGAGTATGTTTCAATATTCGGTGAGATAATAGAAAGTGGTAGTGACAAATATCAATATTTAACATCCCATACTGCTCAAGAGTATTTGAGACAAGGTGGTCCTCTAACTGTAGTTAGAGTCGGAGAGACAGGTTTAAACAAATCAACTGCTGATATAGTCTCGGGTTCAACTCCTATTTTTACTTTAGAAGCATTAGGGAACGGTCCTATTTTTAACAATAGTGGTTCACATGATGATAATGGTAGAATATCTCCAAGAGCACATTCTGCTAGTAATAACCATTTTGGTACAGGTAGTTTTGGTGGAAGAGCTGATAACTTTAGACATGAGATATCTCAGAGAAACCTTGCTAAAGGAACTTTTACATTATTAATCCGTCAAGGTAATGACCAGACTTCAAAGAAAAAAGTATTAGAAACTCATGATAACCTATCTTTAGATCCAGTATCTCCAAACTATGTCTTAAAAAGAATAGGTAATCAGACTACATCTATTGCAACAGAGGATGGACAATCTTTTGTACAACAAACAGGAGAACATCCAAATAGGTCTAAGTATGTTAGAGTCTCAAACATTGTAAACTCATTTAAAACACCTAACTATCTAAAAGAAGATGGTGAAATAGCTGATGCTTATGGTACTGGACATGGTTTTTTACCAACATTAGGTAGTGGAAGTTATGGTGGTTCATTTAGTGGTGGTTCATTCCCTACTCAAAACGCTAACCATCCATTTAACTTTTACTTGGCTGACGATAGTGATACCAATAGTCAAGGTGTTGCTTTGGCAACAAGTGGTGCTACTTTAGGAACTGGTGGATACAAAACTGCTTTAAATCTATTAAAGAATAAAGACGAGTATGATATCGACCTACTTTTCTTACCAGGCGTTCTTGACCAAAATGGTTCAAACTCAAATGCAATAATAAGTGATGCTATTGCCGTCTGTGAAGATAGAGGAGATTGTTTCTTGGTATATGACAACACTTTCCTTACAGATACTGTAGCTATGGCTAAGACAAATACTGAGGCTCGTAACTCAAGTTTTGCTGCTACTTATTATCCTTGGGTACAGATACAAGATGCTTCAACTGGTAACTTTAGATATGTTCCACCATCAGTAGTGATTGCTGGTGTGTATCACTTTAACGATACCATCGGACAACCTTGGTTTGCTCCTGCTGGATTGAACAGAGGTGGAATCGATAGTGCTGTACAGGCATACAGAAAATTAACACAAGGTAACAGAGATGACCTTTATGAATCAAATGTCAATCCTCTTGCTACCTTTCCTGGTCAAGGTGTAACTGTCTTTGGACAGAAAACAACACAGAAGAAAGCTTCTGCTCTTGACCGAGTAAACGTAAGAAGATTGTTAATCAATCTTAAGAAGTTTGTTGCTAACTCTTCAAGAGGACTTGTGTTTGAACAGAACACAACAGACCTAAGAAATCAGTTCTTGAACACTGTTAATCCTTATATGGAACAAGTTCAGTCTAATCAAGGTCTAAACGCTTTTAGAGTAGTAATGGATGAATCCAATAACACCGAGGAAACCATTGATAGAAATCAGTTGGTAGGTCAGATATTTATCCAACCTACAAGAACTGCTGAGTTCATCGTATTGGACTTCATCGTACAACCTACAGGTGCTGCTTTTCCTGAGTAATTTTTGAAAACTTGATATTTATTATCATAGGAGATAACAAATGGCTGAACTTTTAGAATCGAATAAAATATTTTACACACCTTACGAACCGAAGTTAAAAAATCGGTTTATCATGGAGATTGCTGGTATACCTGCTTTTACAATAAAGACAGCACAAAGACCACAAATCACCTTTGACGAAGTTCAATTGGAACACATGAATGTAACAAGGTATGTAAAAGGTAAGGGTAGATGGCAAACTCTACAGATTACTTTGTATGACCCGATTGTACCATCTGCTTCTTCAGCCGTTATCGAATGGATAAGATTACATCACGAGAGTGCGACTGGTCGTGATGGTTATGCAGATTTCTACAAGAAGAATATTACTTTTCAAGTCTTAGGACCTGTCGGTGATATCGTTGAGAAATGGACACTTTATGGTACTTACATCCAAGACGCCGCTTTTGGTGACTTAGATTTTAGTGCTTCCGATCCTGTAGAAATCACACTTACATTAAGGTACGATTACGCTATACTTGAATTTTAAAAAATCGTTGTATTAAATACAACAAGGAGTTATAATGTCAGAATACAAATTCCCTACGGAAGTTATCGATTTGCCGTCTGGTGGAAAAGTCTATGGAAAAGAATCCCCACTAGCTGAAGGTAAAATTGAAATCAAATACATGACCACAAAAGAGGAAGACATTCTTATGTCTGAAAACCTTATTAAGAAGGGTGTGGTTATTGATAAACTATTAGATAGTTTGATTGTTACAAAAGGTGTCACACAAGATAGTTTAGTATTAGGAGATAAGAACGCTGTATTGGTTGCAGCTCGTATCCTTGCTTACGGTCCTGAATATACTTGTGAGGTTACCAACCCAAACAATCCTGAACAAAAGATAGAACATACATTTGATTTGACACAATGTCCGTTTAAAACTGTATTGGATGATATAGATTATAGTAATAACTCTTTTGACTATGAAATGCCAGTTAGTAAGGTAAAGGTAAAGTTCAAACTTCTTACAGGTGTTGACGAGAAACAGATAGAAAAAGAGATAGAACAATCATCAAAGTATGGTTACAATTCTGAAATATCAACAAGACTTCGTTACACCATTACTGAGGTAGATGGGGACAACAAACCAGAAACAATAACTGCCTTTTCACAGAACATGTTGGCTCGTGATTCTATGGCATTGAGAAGATATATTAATGATATTTCTCCCGATATTGATTTGACATCGGAAATTAAGATTGGAGGTGAGGCTGTGAGTGTGTCAATTCCACTTACAGTTGAGTTTTTTTGGCCTAAGTCCATCTAATAAGTTAGACATACATCAATCTATTTTTTACTTTATATATGGGACACCTGGTTTTACATTTAACGATGTATACCATATGCCTGTCCATTTGAAGAACTTTTATATTCGAGAGTTTATGGCATTAAAGAAAAAAGAAAAGGAACAGATTGACAAATCTCAACAAAAATCTACACCAACAATACCTCGTAGATTTTCCCCCAAATAACTCTTTTCTTTATATTTATTAATGTATAGGAGAATTACATCATGTCATATATGGATAGAGATAATATCATTGAAGAAGGTCTGTTTGACAAACTTAAGAATCTTTTTAAAGATAAAAAGAAGTATAACAGAGTTGCTAAGGTTCTTATGAAAGATCCAGAATATAAAAAGAAGCATAAAGAATTACAAAAAAACTTAGATGATTATGAAAAATCTGTAGATAAGTTAATGAAAAAGTATAACCTAAAGTAATATTATGGCTACTGAAAAAGAAAGATTAGAAATTCTACGCCAGATTAATGAGCTAGAACAAAAACTACAGACTAATGGTAGGTTAGGTGTCAGACAACAAGAAAAGTTGACTGAATTAAAAAAGGAACAACTTGCGATAAATAAAGACCTAGCGAAGATTAGAGCATCAGAAGCTGGTATACAGAAAAGAATAAATCAGAACATAAAAGACCAAAAGAACTTTTATGGGGATTTGGTAAAGGGTGCTCTCAAACTCGACTTATCATCCATATCACAAACTTTAAACAAAAGAGCTCTTACTGAAGAAACTGAAAAAAATATAAGTTTACAAGAAAAATTATCAAATGTATTATCAAAGGCACAAACAGCTGGTGATATAGAAATTTCGGATAGACAAAAGATTTTAAGTATACAAGATGATATTACAAAAGATAAGGTTAAAGAAGAAGATGTTACTGGAAGGTTAGCCGACTTAAGTGATACTGCTAAAAAATCAGGAGTTGATTTTTCCAAAACATTAGGTGACCAAGCAAGAACTCAAAATAGTATAAGTAAGATAATGGATGGCACTGGCAAGGGCATTGGTAAAGTGGTTGGTGGTGCTGTTAAACTTGGTTTTTATTTTGAGATAGCTAGACAAATTGCTCAACAATTTGCTGGTCAGTTAGATGCCATCGGAAAAACATTTGGTAGTATAAATGTATTAGGGGATGATTTTCAAGATACCCTAATGGATTCTACCGTTACCGCTACAAGACTTGGTGGTAGTGTAGAAGATGTTGCTGGTATTACTGCAAACTTAGCATCAAACTTTGGAATAGGATTGGATGCCGCTGCTGGTCTGTCTTCTAAAATATTAGACACATCTAAGGCTATAGGTCTTTCTACAGATGAAGCAGCTAATTTATTTGGTGTGTTAATGCAAACTTCTAACTTATCTGCTGAACAGGCAGAAAGGTT